TCCAGGCGTTCCCGGCCGTAGGGTCGTGTTCGTGTGTGATCCCAGCTTCGCCGTGCTTGCCCCCGGCTGGGTCTCGGGGGCACGCGCTTCCCCCATAGAGGTCTCGCTTACTTTTAAACCCGACCCGGTAAGCACAGCGTTCAGAACGGAAGCAGCATTACCGAGATCGAGCAAATTCTCCACCTCCTCGAGTGTCACATCGGGGTAGTTGCGCTGCAGCGCTGCTGTAACGATCTCGACCAGCACCGCGATCTGCGCTTCGCCCATTGACGCACCGATCTCGGTCAGTTGGCGAACCTTTGGCATCAGCCGCCGCAGCTCACCAAGGGTCAGAGGTGGGACCAGCCAATCGCGGCCGCCCATCGCAACAACCACACCGGGGATCATCATTCCACCGTACTCAGGTAGCCGATCGTACCCGAGGCATCGGCAAAGGCTGTGAAATCAAGCTCGCTGATCGTCCACGTGTCGAGCTTCGTTGGCAGCGATAATTTATTGGCGGTGCAGGCGTTAAGGCGCAAGGCAGTACCACTGCCGTTATAAGACGTATAGAAAGTCGCCTTAAACGTTGGAGTCACGCCCATCAGTTGATTCGTAAGCGTCAGCGTGCTACCGGTTGCTGGAAGGTTGTAAGTATATGATATTAACACTGCAGCTGCGGCATCGGCTGCGGCGAAGGTGTAAACGCCGTTCGAGAAATTGACCGAGTACTGACCAGCTTGGGAAGGTGTCGTTACCCGATTAAAGCGCCTGCCATTACTAGCATACACGACCCCAAGATCGTCGTTGTAGTTAGCTGCATTAGCGGGGACGACGGTATAAGGCGTTGTCGCAGAAACCGTAGTGGCTTCAAGTTGCGCGACCGCGAATTGCCCGGTAGCAGGTGTCAGTCCGAAGAAGATATCGGAATATAGTAGCCCAAGGATCTGGGCGAATTTAGCTTTACCCGTAATTTTTCCTTGCCCACGCGCGATCGCAATGGGAAATTGCCGTTGACCGTAAAGCTCCTTATCGCTCCAATCAAAGTCTATTTGTATTTCTTGCAAGACGCCGAACTGGCGCGGACCGATACCCGAGCCCGTCGCATCAGTGCGCTCGCCCCATATTGCGCCAGACCCGAAGCTCAATTGCATGTCAAATACTCCCTTTCAAGAGCCGCTTTAACGCCTCTTTGGCCCATGGGCGATATTCCGGGCCCGTGTGTCGCGCGCGACTGCAGAGCCGGGGAGGTCAACCCACTATCGTTCGATCAGCTGCTCAATCCATTCTGGCGCGGCTATATCGAATACGCCGAGATCATCCTCGGACATAGTCCTTTCCTTCAAATCAGCACTCAGTATGGGCTCCCGACCTAGCAGATCCGGCACATCTCGCTGCAGTACGTAGAGGCAAGTGACCCGGTGACACACTTCAATGCTCTCAGACGCACAGAATTTCGACCGGCACAATGGCAATGGCCTGATTGCCGAGTACTCCTTCGTCGGTCTCAACCTTCCCGGCGATATAGGCGTGCTGAACCATCTCAGGCAGCCCCAGATTCTGAATCCCTGTAGTCGGTGACGGCGCCAGCGCGGTTTCAAGAGCATCGAGCAGTGGGTTTATAATTGTTCCCGGGGTTGTGAACGGGTCGCTCGAATGAGCATACAGAAAAAACTCTGCATAGAGGGTCCACACGATCGGAGCACCGAGCTTCTTTACTGCCGCGCGACCTCCCTTTTCGCTCATGTACAATGCCGGCTGTTCGGCCGGAGCCACATCCCCCCAGTGGCGTAAACGCCGGTTTGTGGTGGCGAACCTTGCGGCATTAGAGCCAAGCTCCCATAATGCGGCGTAGATGGTCTCTCGGGTTATCATTGTCGATCCACGATACCGGATTTCAGGTGCGCTCATTAGGATCTTGCGTTACGCCATAGGTGACAGCGAACCGAGAGGCTTCGGATGGCTTCGGCAGCAGGGCAGGTGTGTTAACGTCATCCTTTTACAGCCTCACTCAAGGCCGCCTCCACCTCGTCGCGAATGGACGGTGTCATCTCTTCTAGTGCCGAGCGCAGGAAAGAGCTGTCGGGCAAAGCAGCCCGACGATTGCGTGCCTGCGCAGTAACAATCTTCCCGAGAGGTGGGCGCTCGAACGCTTTCTTAATGTGCCGTAGGTTGTCTTTGAGGCCGCTCCTACCAGTGAACCCTTGTTCCCCGGTACGTGACCCGCTATCTCTGAAGACTGTAGCTGCCACTCCATCGGCAGTCTGATCGATACTTAGATCGACATTCGAGTTGAGTAAGCCAAAGCGACCGTTAAGCGGTCGGCCAGTGATCTCATTCTCCTGAATATTGCGCTGGAGGTCGATCCCCAACCTGGTGATTGCGCGCGCGAGACCGGTATTAATTGTCTCCGGTGTGGCTCGCAACCATGACAAGACTTCCTCGACACCGATGAGATGGGCTGTGATCATAGAACACCCGAAACAAACGCCGGGTCGACATCGGTCGACGCCACCATTGGCCGAATGGCAACGATCGGGCTCATTAGTCGGTATTGTTGCAGCAGCGTCTTTATCGGGTCGCTAAAATCCTTTTGTGAATAACTCACTGTCTCAACGCCGCCTAAGGATTTAGAGACCTCGCCGATACGGCTGCGCTCGCGGTAGCGGAGTGCAACCAGGTCGATGCACGCCTGCGCGATATCGGGCGGAGTGATTGCATATCCCGCAGTGTACGCAATGACGACATTTTGAGCACCGCGACAGAACCTATAGCCGCGGACTGACAGCTGGCTCGTACTGAAGCTGTAACCCGCCGAGCAGCTCGAGCCTGCTTGAGGGATCGTCTGCCCGTCGACCGTCAGCGACTGTACGGCCACAACCGGAAAACAAGCGAATTGGAGCCGGTGGCCTCCGGTACCATCTCGGACCTCGATGTAGTCAGCCAACGGGATTTGTCGATTCAGCCACGTCTGGAGATATTGACTAGCCGCGGTTATGAGACGAGAAAGCAGGGCATCGTCGGTTGTCGGAAAAGAGCTCTGTCCGTTTTGCAGCCATCCCTTTAAATCGGATAGCGTTGTGAGGTCGCCGAAGGCCACTGGATCAACCCTTTAGGGACCGCCGGGTAAAGGCTTGACCCGCCGGTGTTGTCACGACTGTAAAGAGTACCGGCGCAAAACCATGAGCCGAAAGCTCTTCAACAGCTTCGGCCGGTACCACCACCTCACCGTTTTCGTCGCAGAGATATCGGCAACCGCCATACGAACATCCCGCGGCACTGTCGTGGTGCAGCTTGATATTGCCGGCCGAGGTTGGGTTGGCGATCATCTTAAGCACGGCAAACCCTCCTCTCTCGATCAATGGATCGGCAGCCGTGCGTGGGATCCGCACCAGCCCGTCAGCGTCGACCGGATAGCATACCGTATCGTAATTGGCCTCATCCTGCCCAAAGGCGGCGCGCAGCAATATACGTTCGGTCGGAAGTGCGACCCCCGGGGTAGACCCGGGGGTCTCAGTCGGTCCTGCTTCCGGCGAAAGTTCCGAGAGGTCAGACACCGTCCTCAACCGTTTGCGATGTTACAGATCACGCCCATTGCAAATGGCGCATATACGGCCAAGACCTCTTCGGCGTAGACGCCGACCTGACGCTGGCGGGTGACGATCGGCCAGTCGATCTGGTAGTAGTCTTGCCGAGTCTTGACCTCGGCGACGTTCGGCACTTCGTTCGACTGGTACTGGATAGGCAGATTTTCGGCCCAGCCGAGAATCGTGCCCGGCGGCACTCGCGGGTGAATCCGGATCGGAATTCGAAGACCCCCGTTTATTGCGAACGGGTTATAGTAATATTGAACAACCCCAGAGGCGGTTAGCTGATATTCACCGGAGCTCCCGTCTGCTGGCGTGTCATACTTCAACAGCGGACCGGATGCATTTGACAAAACTTTTGTCGTTATGTTTTTAAGTTCCTGAGAATTTACATAAAGGACCGTCGAAGATAGCTGAAAGTTATCCCACATCTTTTGGAACATCATGTCGATTTCAACAACCGAGCCACGGCCGGATGCGGTCAGCGGCGTCCCGGTCCCCGCTGTTCCCGTCGGCATGATATTGACGTAAGCGTTCGATCCCGCCTTGAGCGCGGTTGTCAACAACCCGTCATAAGCGTAAGTCGGGTTAGCGGAGTTATCCGCGGTAATTGCACTTTGCGCCTGATTGCCGGTGCTGAGCGGCGCTCCAATGGCAACGCCGTTTATCGTCGTGATCGCTTGCAGCGTCTCGGTACCGCTCGCGGTCGATACAAACCAGGCGTAGGCAACCGCTCCCTGTATCGGGGTGACTGTGCAGAATAAGGTCTGACCGAGTGTCACTGCTTGACTCGCCTCGGCGCTGATGTTCGACGATCCCCCCATTAGGGTGAAGTTTTTACCGTCGGCTCCGGTGACAGTCTTTGAGGTGGCGACGCCACCTAGGACGCTGGAATTCTGGTAGCCTTCGAGGGTCAGCGCGACGACTTTGACAAAGTATGTCGCAGCCTGAAGGGTCGCGCCAGAGCCGGAGGCCGACAGTGTCGGAGCTGACGGTGTCCCGAGGGTCAAGGATGCGTTGCCGGCGAGGATCGCCATTTCCTCCTTGAGCATCATCTTTTGCAGAAGACGGAAAGCCATCATTGCTTGGACATCTTCAAACGTACGCCCAGCGGATATCGCTTCGAAGGTTGCTGCGTCCTCTTCGCCGATCGTCACAAATGTCGACGTCTTTGTTGAAGTAGAATACGACATTTGGCCTGAACGCTGCCCTTCAGGCACCCACCCCATGGAGTCGAACCCGGAGCCAATGATAGCATTAACCTGGCGCCAGTTTGTGGCTGTGCCCACTCCTCCGCCGACACGTGGGATGATGTTCCTGATAGGAGTGACAAGGGGGTAGAGGTTCTTTGCGGGCGCCTGGAGGTCATACGCTAGCAGGCCCGTCCCGGTCGAGATAGACTTGGCTAGGGTATAATCTGGCGTAGCCAGAGCCCCTTTGATAAGATCCAGCGATTCTTGAGTAATCGAGTTCATTAAACCTTCCTCCCGGAATGGGGGGTAATAAGGACCCAAAATGGCGTTGGGCCCCGGCGATTGGCCTTGCGGCCGAATAGTGTCTGCGCGGAGGTCTCACGTGGCCGCACGTTATTGATCGAAGCAGCGAATCTGGTAGCCGCTAGCTGCACTTAGTACGCATTTCATCGGGCGCGATTACACGTCTCGGAGCACTGCCTGATAGCAGTATTGGGCTAACACTCACGGTCTCCCTCCGGGAAAGCCAGAGGACATCTGGCCTGCTTTCATCAATCGTCCGCGGCAGGACCGTGCATTCGAATTGGATTCGCGTAGCTGGCCTTTATCAGGGTCAAGGTCTGTTCTTCCTTGCTCATTTTCGCGAGAGCGGAAGCAATCGTTTCAGGCGAGAGCTGCAGCTCCTCGCCACCGTTACTTTGATCCTGCTGCTTCGAGACTGAGACAGTTCCCTTAGCGATTGTTAGCGGCGGCAGTGGCGTGCGCGCTATCTCATCAACGCGCTCTGTAAGGCGCTGCAGCATTGGCATAATCTCATTAAATGCCTTGCCCAACGCCATTTTTTCGGTACGTTCGACAGTCAGCGCTTTGGCAAGCTCTTCAACCTGAGCTGCCTTGTCGGATGTTTCACCGCTCATCGGGCGCCCTTTGCCCGCCTGACCGTTCGCTCCGGAGGGATTGGTCCCCTCACAGTGAGCGCCAGCGAAAGCCAGGTGGCGATGCGCTCCCATTAGATAGCCCATGGTCTCGACGGAATGAGGCCCCCCGACCTTCTCAGCGTCTTGACAGATCATCCCGTCTGTCAGTTGCTTTAGACACGCGTGGGCCAAATCCATCATAGACTGATGGGTCCCACTTACGTTGCCTATTGCCCCGAGGCCAACACCCAATAAAGATCTCTGAGCAGATGACACCTCGCCGATGTCAATCATCGTATCGGAAGCTGCGTCCTGCGTCCTCAGCGCGCCGGCTTTATCCAGATAGTCGCGCGCATTGCGAATATTGTCATGCTCCGTAACGGAGGGCCCCGCCATTCTCAGGCACCTATCACACGCGAAGCGCGCCATGTCTAACAGCGCCTGATCGCCTTGCGAGTGTCTGGTTTTGGCTAGGATATCGGAAGCGAGCTGTTTCATATCGGACCTGACCTTTTGTTGAGTGGCCTTCCCCGTATCCCTCGCCATCATCCCCGACGTCGCTAACGGACCGCGCGAGCTATCTACTTCCAGATCGGCCAGAATCTCACCAGTTTCGTCCGTCACCAGCGCATTCAGGAACTCGCACAATTCGACAATGATCTCCTGCAAGCGAGCCGCTTGCGGTGAGTCGGCATCTTCGACCACTGCCTCAAGATCAAGCGCTCGCCTAAGCCAATCGAGATCGATGATTACTTGAGCGACATGGCCGACATCCAAAAGCGTCTTCTTCAACGCGCTGCAAACAGCCTTTTCGCAATCTCCGGCCAATCGTGGACCGTCGTCGATTTTCTTTTTCGAATCAGCGATCTCATCTGCGTCAAAATTTGCGTGTTCGGCGGAGGGCATCATCTTCCCCGGATTGCAACTTTCCCCGCAGATTTCAGGCGCGCCGGTTGGGGGAAGTGCAGCCTCGGAGGCTTGTGACAGGAGAGCACGCTTTTCGAGGCATTTGAGCGCGTCCGCCTTGGCCAAGTGGCGGTGATCGCTGACACCACAGGCCCAGATCTGGATCGGCGGATGAAACGGCTCTTGCTCCCTGGCGCTTGGCGCCGAAGTTGCCAATGCAGCTTCAGGACGAGAGAGGCGAGTTTCACCGAGAATTTCTCCAGGCGTACCCGCGGCCTTCCAGCAGTCAAATATTGCTTCGGGGTTTGCCGGGCGATCGACCAATGAAATTTCATTTAGCAGCAGGCTTGTGATGGTCTTTGGATTCCCAGCCGCGCGGTGCAAGACTCGCCCCCCAATGGAGAATCCTCGATACACCTGATTTTTGACCTTTGCTACGGCGACTGGATCAACAACGTGTGCCACAATGCGGGTTGTACCGTCCTCGCAGACTTCGGCTTCGAGTGTGGTTCCAGCGGCGGACAGTTGATGCATTTCGCGGAGAGCCGGAAAACGCATATATTCCGGGAGTGCCGTGCGCATCGCATCAGCCTGCACGATCTCCCCCTGGTCATCTACCGCCTCAGATGTAGCGATCCCGTACACACGTACGGTGCCGTCATCCTGAGGCTCGATCTTTTGGATTGCGCCATAGAGCCGCATTATTCGCACCCAGTCAGAAGTCAGGGTTAATATTATCGAGAGGACAGCTGAACACTGCCGTCAGCGAAGTGACTGCGCCAAGGATCTCGCCTGCGTTGCGAGTATTGCCAAATGTCAATCCCGGACCCACCGGCCCCAACACGCATCCTGCGCCTATCCCGTCTCTGGGCGCCGGGCTCTCGTCGAGCAGCGGTTACAGAAACCGGCTTACGTTCCGGGTAACTTGCAATCGACCGTTGCGCTGAGCTTGAGGACGCGGCCGTCACTCAGATTGGCGATGGCCTCGAGAATGTATGTGCCACCAGCAGCGGAGATGGGCATCCCGCCAACCGAGGCGACAGAGAATAACCCCAACCGCGTTTGTAACGAACCGTCTACCGGTGACCGCAACAGGATACCGGTTTGTGCCGAAGCCGACAATATTCGCGACTGCGGCGCCGGATCAATCACTGTTTGGTATGGTGCCAGCGCGCACGTCCAGCTCGTCGACACAATTGACGCGGCGCCGATGTCGGTCGTGAAGTCAAAGACGAAATTATCGACTTCGCCGACCTCGATTGGGTCGAATGGAGTTATTAGACGCATTCAGATATCCGAAAACTCATTGACCTCTGAGCGGGTGCGCGCTGCCGGGCCCCGCCAGTATGCGGATCTTGCCGGGCGAACGTGACACCCGCCCCGGTGAGACGAGAAGCAGCGCTGGGGGGTCCGCAAACTCCGCAGCCAGGGGCGAGCCAATTATGACCCGTACACCGGTCGACAGCGATTCCGAGGGAGAGAGCACCTCGTGCTTCAGTGCACCGAGGATCTCCGTTGACGTTCGCATGCCTTGCGGGAGCTGGCTGACCAGCTCTGACCAAATAGCAAGATCAGAGCGCAATCTAGCCGAATATTCTACTGTAGTTGCCGTATCGCGTACCCACTTCCCGAGTGCTTCTTCTGCAAAACCGGTGATCGTAAAGATGCGCGGGTCAAATTCCCCTTGTGTGATCGAATCGGATTGTCGTGATCCGAGATGTTCGAGCCTCAGTAGGGCATCTGCTGTGAGCGATGCCGCGCCTAACCCTTCAGTGGGAAGAGCCGTATCTCGGGAAGTCACGTGGAGGTTTTCGATAGGAGTAAGGGCGCCACTTGAGGCACCGCCAATTTCTTCCAAGTTTGTTCGCTTGATATCCTTAGTGATGAGCTCGAACCCGATGCCAACCGGCTCATTCTTGATGCCTGCGGTTTGGCACTCTGGTGCAAGCCGTGAATCCGCAGTAACTGTGATACCCCCTGGCGTATAAGTAACCAGTATGATACCGGCGCTACCTGCGCCTCCTAAACCAAAAATTGGTCCAGTAGGAGAACCACCGCCACCGCCGCCACCACCGTAACTGCCACCCGGCCCACCATTCCCTGGCGTCGCAGAGAAGTACCCGCCGCCGCCGCCGCCCGAACCATGCGTCGGATCGAACTCGACGCCAGCGCCACCCGCACCCCCGGACGACGCCGTCGCAGATCCACCGTCACCGCCGCCGCCACCACCACCGCCGGAACCGTGCAGGCCCGTACCGCCTAGAGTGGCACCGCGAGTTGCGCCGCCCGACCCGCCCGCCGAGCCATCGATAGCAAGCCCGCCGCTTCCGCCGATGTTTGATGATCCATCGGCTGACTGCCCTGCGGTCGATATCCCGCCGCCATTACCGCCGCCACCGCCGCCACCAGTAACACCGGTAGTTTGGCCTCCACCTCTCGACCCGTTACCATTTGGGCCGGCTGCGCCGCCGCCGCCAGCGCCTCCGTAGGGATTGCCATTATCGGTTCCGCCATTTCCACCGGAATACTTCGTCGTACCAATACCGAAGGCCTGGTTGCCACCGGTACCGCCTGAGGCGTTCGATCCTGCCGCCCCACCCTTAGCGCCGACTGAGGATGCAGCGAGGTTAGTACCATTAAAATATGTGTCCCCGCCGGCACTGTTCGGTGAACCTGCGGCACCCACTTGGACCGTTATGCTGCCACCACCGGAAAGGGAAAGGTTCGAGATTTTCGAATATCCCCCTCCACCGCCCCCTGAGCCTGCAAAATCGGGGTTTGCACTCTGCCCACCGCCACCGCCACCAATAGTCTCGATGCTATTGTTGGCTGAGTTCCAATCTAGCGGCACCGTCCACGACGTCCCGGAGATAATAAATATCTGGGTCATGGCGGTACTAGAATTGCACTGCTACAGTAGACATTGCGTCATATTAACGCGAACTATCGTAAATAATGCGCGGGCGTGTGGTTATCCGACGCAAGGAGGTCAGCGTTAGACTCCACGTAGACTTCGATCGATTTCACGAGTTTATTACTCGCCGCCCAGCGTGGGAGCATCAGCCGCTCGAAGCGCTGTAGCTTGGTGGGCTGTAGCCGTCCGGAACACATTCATGCTTGGCACAGGCGGCAAATCCACGATTGGCAACCAAGCTGTAGACAGGACGCTCTTGGACGAACGGCTCGGCAAAACGTATTGGCGCAGAAACACCCCGTCGGTGTACCGGTCGCCGAGCCCTGCGCTCTCGCTAGCGATGATCTTGCCCTCCGGGTGTGAGTCTAGTGTCGGATCAGCGTTGCAAACTTCGATTATGTCTCCCGAATCGTGCACGATACAGCATCGGCCACTGGGTGGCGTAACACCAGTGGCCGCGGCGATTGCCGCCCGGCAGGCTGCATCGTCATAGGGCAGGGCAAGCGGCATCAAGAGCATGCTCTCACCACTTGGAGCTGGCAAGGTCCTGAGCTGTGCATCATCGTCAGGAATGACTTTGCGTCGAAGGATCTTGCTGGCAGTTGCATAGAAAACGGCTAGCTGAGTGGCGGTCGGCATGCGGAGGTCTCGGTTGTGCGCGCTTTTGATGTTGTGATCATGACCGTGGCAAATCTCACTTCGGCATCCCACGCCGTCCGTGAGCCGTTGAAGTAAGCTCAGGAAAATGTGTCTCTATCAGGAGCATTGACCGCAGCCAATCCCAGACTTACGGGGATTTCCACCCTCGTTGGTAGCAAGGACTTGTGGCCGTCGTTGGTCGAGTCGATAGACCTAGTGTGTCTCGACTGCGTACTAATCGGGGTCCCAATGTCTCCGTTTTCGCCTTTCCTGCGCGTTAAAGAAATTAAGTAGTCGTACCCTGCGTCCTCAGATCGGCGGAACCTTTATAAGCCGCGGTCCCGGCCGGCAAGGTCAACCGCAACCAGGCTCCTTGCGCTCCAGCCGCGTTCGGAGCCGAGCCCGAAGGCAGGTTGCCTGCTCCCGGCAAGGCGACAAAGGCCGGTTGTGCGGCAAAGGAGCCGACACCGGTGCTGGGGGCGGTTTGTCGGTTAATGACAGTGCCTGTATCGTTGAGCGCTGTTGTCAACGCGAGATCGAGGAGGGCACCCGACGGCAAGCCGGGCGTCTCGCTGGCCACCTCTATTTGAACCCCAGTCAGTGCTGTGCTCGTGTTGTTATTTACGACGAAAACCTTTTCATAATAAATCCGCTGAGAGCCGGTCGGTGCATCCGCTGAGCTCGTCGAAAATAGCCGGACTACGGCGGTCACCGCGTTTGGCGAGGCCTCGAAGAGCATGCCCTGCAGGACCTTATATGTTGTCGTATTGTCCGGAACCGTGCTCCAATCGCGGCTCACAGCCACGACGTCAGTGCCGTAACCCGATGTAGCGATTATCTGACGCAGCTGGTTTGAGCCAGTGCCATTTTTTGTCCAAATTATTTGTCCGGCCGTAACGCCAGCACCATCACCCGATTGCAATCTGAATAGGGCCGGCGTAGCACCACTACGATTGGCAGACCCCGTTAGCGCGGTGCGAACAGTTACGTCGGTGGTCACTGAGCCGACGGGCAGAACACAATTGTGGGCAGCGAGTGCCACATCACCGAGCGCAGGTGTTCCACCGGGATTCACGACAGGACCATTCGCCGAAGCTCCCGACAATGCGGCATAGAGCAGGCGCTCTAGCGATTGCGAGCCTATCACCCAAGTCTGACCGTTCAAGCTTAGTGTCTGGTTTTGAATAATCCCAGTCGAGTCGCGTCCGTAATAGGTGATCTTGGTGGCCGTATCGGCCGCAGAGCTCGATATGACGTCGACGCTACCAGCGGGTGCGATGTCATAGAAAGCCACTCGCCGGGTAAAATCAACGGAGCCACCAATGACTGCTCCGTCCGCCTCGGGCATGTTCGCCGAGCCGTATACTACAATATCGGAGGGTAGAACACTCATGAGAGCCTCTTACTGTTCCTATCTCGGGCTTGGCCATAGATTTCGGCTCGCGAGTTCGGGGCGTGAACCATCACAAGAGCCCGTTACCGCTGTGTACAATGTGCGCTTATCGCTCAGTTTTGATGGTGTTGGGAGCCCATTTGCCACCTGGACCCCTCGTGAGGGAAGCTTTAACCGTCGCCGACGATTTAAGGCCCACGGTTCGGTTTTCAAAACCTAGGAGCGAAGAACTCTTCCAATGTGTGGAACGTCCAACCCTATCAGCTGGAGGCCGTCTTCGATGAACCAGCGTCCCGCAACAGCATTGGCCCTTGTGGGGTTAAGAACATGGGCTCATCACCGCCCGTTACGGGACTGAGCCCCAACATATCTCGCGCCTCATTCAGCGTGTATATTCCATCTCTTACATAACCGCCCAGTATTGTTGCTTGATCCGTTGGATTGGGCGGCCGAACATCCAGCCAATTGAATTCAAGGTCGGACTGACCCATGCTATTTTGAAGGACGCTATCGACGAGCCGTTTAACCCAGCCGAGCAATGGAGCGAGCCCTTCCTCAAGTGCGGCTTGCTGCGCCGTCTGAGCAGTAGCTCGATTGACTTGCGGGGTGAAGGCCGTGGGAGGCAACGAGAAAGCGTAGCAGACAATTCGAGCCAGCCACTCGTCAAAATCGTCCTTATATGGCCCGTCCTTGAAAGCCTGGTATTTGGCGCCGCTCGGACCCCATATAAGCCGGGTACGGCTACCGGTGTTTCCCGCAAGGATGGAATCGAACCACTCTTGAAATTGACGGATCTGCTCCGGGCTCCAGCCGTCCGGTGCATTGAGCAGGCCTGGAGGGACATTGCCATCGGTAAAATGCTGCAGTTGCATTACCTGACGGCGCAGTCCTATATTCACCGTCATCACGATCTGCTCGACCGGACTAAAGCCGTACGCTTTGTGTGGACGCGGATTCCGCGGAACGTAAATTAAGTCATCACTGGTCAGGAGACGCCATGGTCGTCCATGAATCACTTGTTCGTAGGCTGGGGCCGGCGGTCGCGGTCGACGGCCGGTATCATCCATCAGCACTTTGATCGTAGCACCATCGACAACATCAAGCCCAATGATCTCGCTACCACGGTTGCGACGTATCTCGAATGCCGGCGCGTCCAGTACGAGAACATCCTCGAGGGCCTTCCGAAGCCAGGTCGCGAAAGGCTGCTCACCATCAGGCATGCGCCAGAATTCGACTAGCTTGTCGATCCTTGATTTGGCATCCGGTGTAGGGGACTTATCGTTGCGTGATTTGATCGTCCATTCCAGTTTTTCGATTTGATCCTTTCGTGTCTCGACCGCCAGTCGAGTGATGTCATGACTGTCGGCCAGCGCCCTGAGCTCGGCAAACCCGATGTTCTCATATGAGCGCGGTGTGTAGGTGGTGTTGTAGCCAACCGGAAAATCCCAGAGCCGCACCCGTTCCCGTTCCGTTGGAACGAGCGGATAACCCGGTGCGAAGATCCCTTGATCAGGCTGGAAGACATTGCGAAATCCGGTCAAATCGTTCTGGGACTCCCAGCCGCTCCAGGTATAGGACGCAATTGACGATCGCTTGCCGCCAGAGGGCATCAGTCCGACTCCTGTGATGATCTTAACCTCGTGTCAATTCTGCCGGATTTCCTGAGCGCCCGCATCGCAGACAGGCGCGGTGAAGCTCCGTTCACGCAGGTCGGTCCAAGCACTATCGAGCCGTGCGAGCGAGCGCACTCATTGGTAACCGACACATTGGTAAACGAGACTGTCGCCGGCCGACAGCGTCCCCGTCAGCGCTACACTCGTCGTCGAAACCGCTGATGGCCGCACGAGATTTCCGTTGGTCTCATCAAACACCGAACAAACCGGCGGATTGGGCCAAGATGACGCAAACGTTATCGTGCACTTCCCTCCATTGGTTGCTCCGACCGTGACCCGCCCGGCGCTATCGTTGCCTCCGATCGACGGCGAGGCGCCGCAATCGCTCGGTCCCGAGCCGACCGTGGGAGTCGCTCCCGTGAAGATCTGATGCCCGAGCATCCCAAGAGCTGCCGCACTGCGGGGAGTTATTGATCCGATCCGGAAATTGCTTCCGTCATATTGAAGTGTCAAGAATTCGTAGTTGGTGGCAGCGAGAGTGACCGATGTACCCGATGTACCGGACGCCCCAGCTGGATAGAGTATTCGTCCGGGTGAGGCACTGTTGACTTGGACCGTCATGGTCTTGCCATTGTCGGTTGCAAAGCCCATTGACCAACCAGCACTAATTGACGCACTCGGCGGTAGGCTGACAGTCAGGGAGCTCGCCGGCGTATTGTAGCTCGATAATGCGTTCCCATTGTCACTCTGCGAAGCGACATAGGTGCTGACGGATGGAAAGTTCCACCGATTGATACCCTGGGCGCTCCCAGTGATCCCCAGCAACGTCGCTGTCGCGGGTGTTGTTTGAAGCACCCGAAAATTGCTGCCATCAAATTGAAGGACGAGCAGCTCGTAATTTGTGCCGGCGAGCGAGACAGAAGTGGCCGTCGAGCCGCTGCCCGGATAAAAAATGTGACCACCCGAAGAGGGATTGACCTGCACGGATGCGGTCTTGTTACCTTCCGTCGTGATTCCCATGGTCCATCCCATGGGCAGTCCAGTCGTCGGGGGCAATGTTATCGCCATATAGGATGATGGACTGTTGATGTTAGAGATCACATTGCCGTCATCGACACCCGTCGCAAGATACGTACTAACTGCGGGCGAACTCCAATGACTAACACCGGCAGAACCGATCATGCCGATCGCCTGTGCCGTTGCAGGTGTTACATTGAGGACACGAAAGCTGCCGTTGCCATCGTACTGTAGAACCATAAACTCATAGGCGCCTTGGCTCGTGCGGGCCATCGATAACGACGTTTGTAACGCCCCTGAGCCAGGCCATAAGATGTGGCCGCCGGTGGAGCTGTTAACTTGCACCGTCAAGCTCTTGTTGTTATCCGTTGCAAAACCCATCGACCAGCCGCTGGGAAGCATATTTGTTGAAGGCAGAGTGACCGTCAACCCCGCGCTACTGTTGTAGCTCGACAAGACATTGCCGTTATCGCCGAGCCCCGCCGCATAACCAGATGTCGTCGGAAAGAGCCAGTTACTCGGCCAGGGTGGCGGCTCAAACCCATTAGCCAATCGAGTATTTCGGGTTGACGATACGATCCGGAAATTGTTTCCGTCTGATTGCAATCGAACGTATTCGTAATCGCCGGCTCCCAAGACTATTGACCCTACGCTCTTACTGCCCGAAACGATCGAACCGCTCGTTGCGGTGATAGTCATACCTTTGCCGTTATCGGACGCAAATCCCGCGCTCCATCCAGCGTTGAGATTCGAAACCGGCGGCAGGCTCACTGCCATCGACGTGCCGGTCGCGTTATAACTCGATATATTCAACCCATCATCGATCGGGTTGACTGAGTACGATCCCGCCACTGGAAACAGCCAATTCGCGCGTGATCCGGTACCAATTACCGACAGACCTGTGGAGAGTGGACCATAGTTGGCTGTCGCACCACCGTAATTTGGGTTGATCAACACGTTGCCGGTGCTGGCAGTGGCATTGACCGCAGTCACGCAGTTAAAATAGGGCGAGACAAAAGTGTTGAGCCCGTTGTGGTCAAAGGTAATAGACAGGCAGGTCGGTGAGACTTCCAAGTCCAAGGCCAGAAAGGTATTGCTGAAGTTATACCCATTCTCTAGTACCAGCCCTCGGCCACCGGGCCCTTCTGCCGTACCAGCACCGGAAATACGGGAGAACTGAACCTGCTCGAGTGCGAGGCCAGCTGCCCCGCCAGACGAAACGCAGACCACATACGTATCACTGTCGAGTAGGTAATTAAATTGGCACCCTCCTGCTCCGGCGGCTGTGCTGGCGTTATTTACGATCAGATGGTCGATCTTCGCCGAGTTGTGAGCATCGGAGAGGTCGGCTTTACCGATGACGACTGCATAGCTCGACGTGTTCCCATTGACGAATAACGTTCCCTCTTCCTTGAGATAAAAACATCCAGTTGGGTTGCTCGTCGTACCACCGCCGCATTCTATCTGTAGCACGTGGCCAGAAGGGATTGTGCGCCCGTCAATTACTGCAGATTCCGATATGAGACGAAATCCGTTGGTTGCTTGGCCCGCGTAATCAATGGTAATTTGGGAAGTAACCTTATAGGTGCCAGCCGACAGATAGACGGGCCAATTATTCGTGATCGCCGCGGAGATCGTCGTATTTATCGCGGTCGTATCATCATGGTTACCGTCCCCGGTGGCGCCGTTACAACGGACATCCACCCAGGGATGTCCGGAGCAAATTGTCACGACTCCTTGTAAGTTCGACTGGCCAGTGATGGTGAGGGAAGTACCGTTGATCGTCTGAGCCAGTGCAGGGAGCGCTATTCCCATGCCGAAAGCAAAGGCAGCGAGGCGAAGGACACTAAGGCCGATTCGCAACGGAAATGACGGTCGCTTCTCCCTTGGCGTCTGGTCCGTGCGTCTTCCGATCACTGATTTTCTGAAATCGGCCATTTTACGATCCAATTCTGTGGCCGGCATCATCGTCGCAATTATTGCCGTCAGCCCAAAGGCGAGCGCGCAGCAGACGGCGATCATCTGTAGATTGGTAGGGTCCGCAGAGTCGGCGATCCCACTGGGAGACATTACCATCTCCGTGCGGCAAAGGGTTGCCCGGTCGTGGCGCCGTATAAACTAATGGCTCCCGCCGGTTTGTAGCCCGACGGTGTCATAAACACTGCGCCAACGGCGATGGGGATCGACGCCCCGCCGGGGTTTGCGGTACCGACATCCGAAACATAGAGGACAGCCGAAGAGTTGTTGGCGACGAGATAGCCATTTACTGGAACCACCCCCGCGAACAAGGTCTGCGCCATGCCCCCTGCCGCCACCGTCCCGCTACCATCGACTGCAGCAAGCCCAGCGGTGTTGATGACGGGAAGAGGAGCCGATGGACCAACCGGGGTTGCTATGCCGCCACTTATTGCTGCCGGCGTATGCACAGGGACAAGGTTGCCTGCGACATCGGACTGGGTGGAGATCGATTGCGTCGTGGTGTTTGCATCCTTGACTAGTAACGTCAATGACGAGCTCCTTCCAAGCGCGGATTACAAATGGGCCACTAGCGGGGAGATTTCCGGCGAGCAGTATCCGCCAACTGATCGTTTAGCTGACGGTACACCTCATAAATTCCTTCTCCCGGTATTGGCTCGACTAAGAGTTCAGTCAACGCCCAAACCAGTGCGTCCACTCGGTCAGGTGAGTAACCGACGGAACGAATGTTGGAATTACCGTGCGCGTCATATGTGAAGGCGCACATTTGGTCTTCCAGCTGAGGGAACACGCCCAGATGGTGTACACGCCCCTGTTCGTAAAGAGCCGCCACGGGCTCTGCCCGGGTAACCTTCCCGCGTGAAGCGCGTACCGCGGCGAGCGGCGCATTCGGTTCGATTACCCGGAGCGTCGCTTCGACCATGTCGCCCCCGTTGTTGACCTCGGCAACAATTCGATCCGCGCAATGCGCGCGATACGCCGCAATCGCAGTTTTTGCCCACTCCAATGGCTGGAACCGTCCAGAGGCGTCAGCCAGGACCCACCCATGTCCGCCGTTATCCTTGCCGGCGACGATGATGCCTGTTTCGTCCGACCCCTCGGTTGCGCTTACAGCCGGATCGATTGCGACCACCACCCGCGAGAGCTCTGGGATTCCGGAAGCCCGCGTGGCTTCAATTATTCCGCGGTTCCACAAGGCTCCGGGCGCACTTTCAAGAAGCTCGGCGTCGATCTCTTGTCGGCCGAGCCATGTCCCCTTGTATTTGCGTACGATCTGCCCGAGAAATGCCGGGGCTAGGTTGGCGCTGTTTTCGTACGTTGATCCGCGAGTCACCACGACTGTCGGATCTGCTATGAGCTTGCGAATTAACTTTGTCGGCCGCGGCGTCGTCGTCACCACCACGCGCGGATCGGCCCCCAACCGCAAACCCAACATCAGCATGTCCCAGGCTTCGGGATATCGCCAGCTAGCAAGTTCATCGCACCACGCCGCGTCGTGTTGGGGACCGCGAAGCCGCTCGGGCTCGTCAGCACTAAAAAGGGTTGCCACGGCACCATTGGGCCACGTTAGGCGTCGTTTTGATGGTTCGTAGCGTGGTCGTTCCCAAGGGGGTGAAATTGCTAAGATGCCGCTTTCCCCTTCAACCATCACATCACGGGCGTCTCCGGCCGTCGGTGCGACGAGTGCTAGGCGCCTCGCAGTTCGCGTTGCTCGGGCGCGAATTTGCTCTGCCCCCGTTCGGGTCTTACCAAAACCTCGCCCGGCGAGGAGAAGCCACACCCGCCAATCACCGTCGGGAGGAAGCTGATTTGGGCGCGCCCAGAACGACCAATCACATAGCAGCGACCGAGCTTCTGCCGGGCTCAGGGATCCGATAAGTTTATTCCTGGATGCCGCAGGAAGCGCAGCAAGCCAACCGGAGTGCAAATACGGCGCGCGCATACTCGGCGAGATCTCCGGCTAATCATCGTTCATGGCTGCTTCGGCGGAAACGATAGCCGAACATGCCGGAAGCTGCGGCGGTGCTGTTTGCTGTGCTGCGCTTTATCGACGTTGTCGGCTTCGCCCTACCATTTTAGGCGTCGTGATTGGACGCGCATCACCACGCGCGAGCCTCGGCGTTATTTAGCGAGACCTACAGACCTCCAGATTGCCGGCAGGCACGTAGTGCTCATAACGTAGAGGTACCCGCAAAGCACGCCGCGCTACTCCGCGCAATGCCTTGGACCGCCGCTGCGCAGAACTCACCTTGCCAATCTACGAGATTCATACC